GCCTCAGCGCAGCCTACAGGAGGAATTACCTCCAATGTATGCAGCGGAACGTGGCGGATTTTACTCCGCCATCTACCCTTCGAAGTGTTGGCGCAAGAACCATCTTTAAGAGGGTTCGAAACGACAGCACGACGAAGTTTATACGCGTAAACCGCATCCTCGCGGGCCGGAGAAAACCCCGGCACGTAATCCAAAACATGGCACCTAAACCCATGGTTCGGACAGTAGCGAAATTCGCTACGAGGACGCAGGAAGCCACCATCCTCGACACTCCCAAAAGGAATGCGCGGGAACGGTCTAAGCGGATAAGCATTGCTTAACCGCTTAAGCACCGCCGACACAGAAAACGTGTCAATGGCACGGCTAGACAACCTATAGATTCGGTTGTGTGCGCGTATAATCTCAGAAGGATGACTAACGACTTCCTTCTGGTAGACCGGCGTTACGTCTATGCCCCTGTGGTAATGTTTTCCACAGGATTCAAAGAAGTTTCCCTCTTTGAAAGACTTGTCACCATTTACGGCGAAACCACAAGACTCGAGCAGTGTTTTGACCGAGTCAAAATGGAGCCGTGAAACAATGATATCGTCACCATAGACGGACACCTGGTCTACGCTGCTAGGATCCTCGTCGACGGAGCACGCAAGTGCCCAGAAGATGAGAGTCTCCAGCTCGAAACAAAACGCGTTTCCCATCGATGCGAACTTTTCAGTTCGTATCCACTGCCCGTCCACAAATGTTTCATGTGAGCGTACAGCGTCAAGGAAAAGCGCCCAGTCCAGAGGCAGCAGATTGTAGACAAGTTCCGAGGCAATAGTGTCGGACGCCGCGCTTAAATCTAGCGTGGAGAAACCATGAGCGTACGCATCCTGCGCAAGCTTCTGGTTCTTAGACTGATCGTCTAGGTCGACACCAAACCGCTTTAACCGACGTCTCATATACAGATGAATACCTTGCTGGAGAAAACCATTTCCAGTAGGCTCAGCTGCAATTGATCGATCGGTTTTGGCGGATTTCGGCACAGTTAAGAACCGCGACCCCCTAACAATCCTGTAAGGATTGTGCTGAGGTACAAAGGCAAAAGGTCCCTCGGGATGAAATCCGAGGAAACATGATGCCCAGTGCGGGTCTGACTCAAGAACTGCCCTAAGAAAGGGCAGGGCCTGAGCTGTAACCGAAATAGGCTGCGAGATCTTTTTATCCGGTGTAGCTACGTCACGACGCAAGTCGAACGTAGCCCCGGGACCCCACTTGCAACCGCTAAGGACCACAGGCAAATTAAGATTTCCGAGGACGGAGGCTATTTTACGTTGCGCTCTAAAAAGAGCAGTTTCAACGCGACCCGTAGAGGGCCGGAGCTTCCAACCGCGGATTTCAACATTGGTCTGACGGCACTTAGCCTCGGAAAGTTTCCACTTTTCGAGTGCGACACCCTTAGGATCAACAGAAAGCTTCAAGCCTTTGTACTTTGTCAAGTACTGGGAAATGAAGTAATCAAGTTGAAACTTTCGAGTGTCATTGGTTGCAATATCGGTAGCTGGAAGCTCAACAAGAGCATCCTGGTTGTATTTAAAACACAACCACACCGATAAGGACCGTGGAGAATCTATGCTTTCGCACAGGGAGTGCACAACACTCTCAAGAACATCACTGTTCGTGCGGGGCATGAGAAACTCCTATGTCGTCAGTACGGAGGGGTCAAATCTTCTACGCACGAAATAACTTGTGCGTTGTTCAGAAGATTGTAGACCATCTTCCGGAGATGTTTCCGATTCTCCAGAGGACTCCGTTCCGGAAGCACAAACTCCACAAAACACCGCGGAGTGTATGCAACCGTCGGCGCAGGTTCCAGACCATTGCTACCATAATCAGTAGCAGAAATGGCCGGTTCATGCAAACCGATGACGGCACGGTAGGTACGCGTCTGACTGTTGGTCCCAGCAGCAGGAGCAACTGGCGACTTGAGCTGAATGCTCACTCGCCAGGCGCCAATTGCGGCGCCGTTGCCGTTGCTCACATCGCCGACGGGATCAACAAACCAAAACGTACCTTCCTTGTCCGGTCCATGGGGCGCAAACGTATGATTCGCAGGGGTCCCCTGCGCGTCCGCAAGGACGATGCTAGTTGCCATGAGTTACCTCACTTGACTGTCCCCACAAGGGACAAAGGGTTCTACTTCAGCAATTGCCGAAGTAGCGCTGCAAGAGTCAGGAGCTGCTCTGACCCTAGGTCCACCTTCAAAGAAGGTGGCCGTGGCAACGGATGCGACGTTAGGGTACTTCTTCGAAAGTTTCTTCGTCGAGCACTAGCACGAAGTTCATTCGTGATAGTGTGAACAGCTTCCCACGTATCGCCAGGGTAGACAGTAAATGTCTGCCCAGCGGGAACGCGTTGGTCTGTATCACACACATAGAGCTCGGATACATAGCCAGATTTGAACCTGGCGTTGTACAAGAAGGCAGTCTCCGTATTTCTAAGAAAACTGCCAACGTCGTACACCCAATCGACTACAAACGAGTAGGGGATTAGCTCCCATCCAAGAGAAACCGGATTTAAGCTAGACCATCGGTCTAGACTTACACCAGGGACCTCGAGGACAAGAACAATCCGACAACTCGCCTTCCCCTTGTATCGATTTTCAGCGATCCAAGGTTTAGGGCCGTAGCCGAAAAAGTGTATGTCCTGTAAGGACTTACCGTCAAGGGTATCTGATGCGGAACCATGCACCTTACGAATAGTTGTAAGGGCAATGTTGAGAGACTCGTTCAGGGCCCCAAAAAGGTCCGAGAAAAGAGGCTTCCAACCATACTTCCACACCAGTAACCCATTAGCTAGGTCGCGAGATGTACCAAACCCGCTTAAGGCAAAGTGCCGTATATTTGCAACGGCTTCCCCTACCATTCGGCGAGTTTGTGCGAACTCGGCTAGGCTCACGCCTAGGTCGAGATCGCCCCGTATACTGTCATTTAATCGTGACAATGCACGGTTGTACAGCAGATCTCTATGCGACGCCCATGAAGGGGCAATTGGATCGTAGGCACCGGGGTAATATCCGGACCACGTCTGGATTTCGCCAGCATTGGGGTAGACCGTTTGCGCTGACCCATACGGGTATCTGACTTGAAGAATGTCGTATGACCAGGGGTAAGGTGTATGGTGATCACCATTCACCTGCCCTGAGGATGCGACAGACTTGTAGCCAAGATACCCGTTAGTGCCAGACGTCCACGGCCCATTCCAAGTGGCGATCCAAGGACCATAAGTCCTCCAAGTACCATTGTTCATGGCAGTGGAGCTCCGACAAGGAACCGGGCTATAAGCCAAACCGCGATAACTACAATCACGGTAAAGCTGTCCAGCTTGATATCCTTCATAAGAGTTCCAAAGTAGCCACGGTTTCCACACGGAAAACCGTAAAGTCCCGCTCCCTCAAGACTAGTGCCGAAAGAGGAAATCCTTTACGTCTTTCGACGCGAAGGTCTCTTCTTCGTCACTGTCTTGATCACTTTCGACCCAGAACGAGTAGACGACGTCGATGGCTTCGTGAAGAATTTCGATTTTATCGTCCGATAGAGCTTCAAGATCGCTGACTTCAGCGGCACAAAATACTGTGCCAAAGTATTCAGCAAGCTCAAAAGCTTTATTAGCGATATCATCGATCTTCTCCATTCGGTCAAACGGCGACATAGACTCACCTGGGCCAAAAGTGGAGCCATGCGAATGCATGGCTGGAGT